GCTGCTGTCCAATTAAGAGAGCAGATTGATGACTCGTTCCCAGATCGTGACCGCACATCGGATGGTTGGATCGGTGATACCCGACACGCTGCTCGCAAGTCAGATCATAATCCTGATGAGCAAGGCTGGGTTCGTGCCATTGATGTGGACAAAGACCTTTTCAAGGGTGGCAAACCAGACATCATGGGAGATCTTGCTGATCAGCTTCGTACCTTGTCCAAGTCAAAAGCAGACAAGCGTATTAGTTACATCATTTTTGATGGACGAATCTGCTCCAGCATCCTTAACTGGAAATGGCGTAAGTACACAGGGGCTAACAAACACACTAAGCACATGCATGTTAGCTTTAAGAAAGAAGCTGACAATGATGGGGCTTTTTTTCAAGTATCTATGTTAGGTGGAGAATAATGAATGAACTAAAAACAGCAGCAGGCTCATGGGCTAGAGCATTCCTAGTAGCAGTTATCTCAATGGCAGCAGCTGGAGTCACAGATCCTAAAGCACTCATTGCAGCAGGCATTGCTTCAATCCTGCCACCTGTATTGCGCTACCTATCACCTAATGATCCTGCTATGGGAATTAAGAAGTGACACAGTCAGACTTCTTTACCCTTTACCTTGCCACCATTGCAATACTTGGTGGCTTGTCTGGCTATGTAATCACACACCTGTTGTCTGAGATCAAAAGACTCAACACGCGAGTCGATGAGATCTATAACATCTTGCTTGACAGGTAGCATAGTGCCATGGCTAGAAAAGCAACTAAGGCATTAGAGGAACAAGGTTACTCAAAGCTCGATGCTTACTGCATTGGGCTGTATGAATACTTTTGTTCTCTAAAGCGAGCAGGTTTTCCAGAGGACATCGCCATGTTTATGATTACAGAGCCACAGGCATATCCGCATTGGATCTTGCCTGATGGCGTACCGCCTGAGAAGTTAGGCGATTACATAGATGAGGATGACGATTAAGCGAATCGTAGTCGTGTCAGATCTTCAAGTACCATATGAAGATAAGGTAGCAACTCGTAATCTTGCTAGTTTCATCAAGAAGTTTAAGCCTGACCAAGTAGTCACCATAGGGGATGAGATTGACCTACCCCAGATAAGCAAGTGGGAAGAAGGGCGGATGGGCTCATACGCTCAAACGCTTGATGATGACCGCAATCAAGCTGTTGATCTATTGTGGGAGTTAGGCGTAACCGATTGCATAAGATCTAATCACACAGATCGCCTGTATAACATCATCATGGCTAAAGTGCCTGCATTCGGTGCACTGCCAGAGCTGCGCTTTGAGAAGTTTATGAAGTTCGATGAGTTAGGTATCACCTTCCATAAGAACCCAATGCCTATAGCACCTAACTGGATTGCTGTTCATGGAGACCACACACCCATGAAGCCACAGGGGGGTTTATCAGCCCTTGAAGCAGCCCGTAGGCATGGTAAGAATGTCATTTCAGGTCATACACACAGAGCAGGGCGTTCAGCCTTCTCAGAGGCTTCTGGCGGGCGTATAGGGCGTGTCCTGCATGGTGTCGAAGTAGGCAATCTTATGGACTTTAAGCAAGCTGCTTACACCAAAGGCGTGGCTAACTGGCAACAGGCATTCGCCATCATCTATGTGAACAAGGCTAAGGTGCAGGTCGATCTTATTAACATCGAGAAGGACGGCACATTCATTGTGGCTGGAAAGTCCTACGGCAGACCTAGATAATCGTTATCGTTTCGTTACACAAATGTCCGTGACTTTGTCGGATGTGCATGAGACTCTAATTCAGTAAGCAACCAAGGGCGTTGCTTGCAGTTAGGTAGAAGAATGAACTCCATAACAATCATTGGAATCATTGGCTTGTTTCTAGCCACTAATTTCATCTGGTACTGGCAAGGCTACAAAGATGGTAGGCGCGAAGGTTGGCACAAAGGTCGCAGCCTAGCCCGTTCGTTGGCAGATCATGCGAGCTAATGAAATCCTACTCACCGCCACCGACACGATCCGTGATCGTGGGCTATCGTACGGTCACCCTGCGGATAACCTGCAACACACAGCAATGCTCCTCAGCGCATACCTACAAACACCGATACACGACTATCAGGTGGCAGGGATCATGGTCTTGGTTAAACTTGCAAGGACTAATCAGTCAGCCCAACACATCGACAATTGGGTCGATTTATGCTCATACGGAGCACTAGCTGGACAACTAGCGACAGAGGAAAACGATCTTTATGTTTAATTTAGCCGATTACGAAACAGTAGAGGTGAGACTTGAAAAGTTTATTAAGGACTATCCAGATTTTCGCATATCGACTGAATTGGAAGTGTGTGAAAAAGATCGATACATTGTCAAAGCGTATCTATTTAAGGATTCTGAACAAAGTACCGCATTATCAACAGGACTCGCTGAGGAAAAGGTTACTGATCGCGGCGTTAATCAGACTTCTGCATTGGAGAATTGTGAGACTTCGGCAATCGGTCGGGCACTTGCAAATGCAGGTTATGCTGCTAAAGGAAAGAGACCAAGCCGAGAGGAAATGAACAAGGTAGTAGCTGCTAAACCAGTTAAGCCACCTGTTCAAGAGGTCAAAGCAGATGATCAAGATTACTGGACTACACCTGTTGGAGAATATAAAGGCATAGTAGATGCGCCTGTCACGCTTGACAAAGCAATGCAGACTGTGACTGCGATAATGGGTACACCAGAGGCAGTCGAAGCTCCATTATGCGAGCATGGACACATGCAGTGGCGTGATGGTGAGAAGAATGGCAAGGCTTGGGGTGGCTACTTTTGCAACACAGCAATCTCATCGGCACATCGATGCCCGACTAAATGGTACAACTTGGGATCAGATGGGAAGTTTCAACCACAGAAGGCGAGAGTTTAATGGGTTACATCGAGGTATATAACATAGACAAAGATGGGGAATGGACTGATCTTGATGACATTCCATTTATCACAACAATTAATTGTCAGTTATGCAACGAGCCGACAGAAGCTCATGACATCATTATTCCAGCAGTCATTAAGGATGGCACACTGACGGCAGGCACATGGCAATGCAGAAAGTGCAAGGCAGTCAATGGATGACAAAGAGCAGCTTTTAATCTTCCTAATATTGTGCTTGTTTATTGGTGGCGTTGCCTTGGGTTACATGGCGCATGGCTAGTCAAGCAAGAAAGCACAGAGGTTTCCGCACAGAGCGCGTTGTCGCACAGTACCTATCGACTGTCTGGCAAGGCGCATGTGTGGGAAGGGGTAGTGGCAAGGATATTGTTAATGTGCCGTTCGATGTTGAAGTCAAAGCCCGCGCTGGATTTCAACCGAAAGCATATTTAGCACAGCTGAAAAGCCGTACAGCCATTTCGGGGGAATTAGGCTTTGGGGTTATCAGACTCAATGGACAGGGTGAAGATGCGCGTGAGTATGCCGCGATCATTCGACTTGAGGATCTCTTGCCACTACTCACATTAAGATATGGTCACCTAGACAAAGAACCTACTGAGGCAGACATAGACCGATGCTCTGGATGTGGGTCATACATGATAAGGAAGTGCTTAACTTGCCAACCTATGACTACAAATGCTCACGATGCAATCTTAATCAAGAGGTTAGCCACGGATGGCACAATCGACCAGTAGTGCTATGCAATTATTGTAATGAGCCAATGGTCAAGGTTATAGGGGCAGCACCAATTCATTTCAAGGGCAAAGGATGGGGCAAAGATTGAAGATTCTAAACTTGTATGCGGGTATCGGTGGCAATCGTAAACTATGGGGCGATGAGCATGAGATCACAGCAGTAGAGCTTGATGATCGTATTGCTACAGTCTATTCTAGCATGTTTCGCAATGACACAACGATTCAAGGTGATGCACATGAGTACCTTTTAGAGCATTTCCAAGAGTTTGACTTTATCTGGTCAAGCCCACCATGTCCTACGCATTCAAGGCTTAGGAAGCATGTATCGATGAACAATGGATCTGTGCCGGTGTATCCAGACATGACTCTATATGAGGAAATCCTGCTATTGCAGCACTACTTCAAGGGTTATTGGGTAGTAGAGAATGTGCGCCCTTATTACCCTTATTTAGTAGAACCTACGATCATCTTAGGCAGACACCCTTACTGGATGAACTTCGATGTTGAACCTAAAGAGTTTAGCTTTGATGGTGTTATCAATAATGGTGTAACTCAAACATTAGAAGCTAAGTATGACTATGACTTGTCTGAGTATTTATTACCTGATAAACGCAAGGCTTTACGCAATGCAGTCAATCCAGAAATGGGTCTTTACATCTTAAATAGTATTCCACAAGCTGTGGATAACTAGGGGCGGAACTTAACTCTGAACGAGAAAAGGACACGACTTATGCACATATTTGACAGGTATGGTACGCTAACGGCGCAGAGCCTCTCAAAGGCTCACCGCGAGCCCCCTAGGGGCGTAGCTCGCGGGGTGCTAGTAGCTATTGGGATAGCTCTATGCATCATGCCTGATGCAGGTGGATCTAAACCAATGCAATATGTAAGCTATAAAGAATATGCTTTACATCTATTACATTATGATTATGAGCAATATAAATGCCTGACAATACTCTGGGGTAAAGAAAGTGCGTGGAATCCAGAGGCAATAGGTAATCTCAATGGATCTCAAAGAGTTTATGGAATACCACAAGGTAAGAGTGAGTGGCTTAAAGACCAAGATGGTTATGGTCAAGTACGATGGGGTTTGTCATATATCGACAATCGCCACTCTACACCATGTCAGGCTCTAGATCATTGGAAGGTACACAATTGGTATTAGAAGATACTGTTAAATGTAGTAGATGTGCAGCTGACACACCTGAATCAGAAGTCATCAATGTTCATGCTTGGTGGGTATGTGGCAACTGTTATGATGAGATCTAATGGCTATAGATAAGTTAAACAGCAGGCGATACCGCGAACAGCGCGAACGCGTGTTCATGCGCGATGGCAGAGCTTGTCAATTGTGTGGCACAGATGAGGGTGAGATGCACATTGATCACATAATCCCGAGGAAATCTGGGGGCGATCACAGTTTAGATAATTTACGGGTACTCTGTAAAAATTGTAACCTGCGCAAGGGTGCGCTCAATGAGGGCGTTTTTTTAGCACAGACGGCTACCCCCCCTGTCTTTTCAACCTATATCTCCCCG